GTTCACGTCGCAGCCTGTGTCTAGTAGCTCCTAACAGGGTGAAGCAGACGTCCGCAATCAATAAAAAAAATCGATATCCAGCCAGCCAAATCGGCCTAAACAGGTATGTATATCGCTGCAATGCGACCTTCCTTAGCAACCGCGATCCCCGAGGATCATCGTCGTCAAGCAGAATTACAACGTGAACAGAGCACTAACGGTAAGGTTTCAGATACATTCCTGAACCTCTCGGAGGGGCTAAATTTAGGCCTTTACCAGTTTTATTTTGTTTTGACAGCTTTTTAGATGCTAAAGTGAGTATTTGAGTTTGCGTTAAACCCGGATTCATAAGTTTTATTGACTTCATCATAGTTGACATTGCAATACACCTGTCTGAGTTTTTTTTCTCAGCCATTTATAATAGGACAATTTATCTCAAATTACTTTCCAGTCGTTGTAGACGAGTATTTAATTCGTCAAATTTACGATCAACATATTGCTTATTAACAGCATCTAAGGCCTCACGAGGAGTTTTTAAACCTTTTATCACATTACCATGCATAAATAATGTCTTTGTAAAAGTTATTCCTCCTGCATCAACGATTATATTTGTGTCAGGTCTTACATGAAGGCCTATTAATCTATCTGCAAATATATCAATTCCGTTATTATATGAGTTAACTTTATTTGTTTCACTACCTAAATAAAATCTGAAGTAATTATCGATTCCCAAATTGAGACAACCAAGATGAATATTTCTTGTCGAGCCGTCAAAAATCAAATCTCCCAGCATCGTCCCCCCAGTTGTCATTAATTTAGCATCACAGTAGCTCTTAGTTGCACAATCAGAGTCATCTACAGGTATTTGGGAATTAATAATCCGACAAATACTCCCTAAATCAATGTTCTTGTGAGCTTTTATTCCACTGGCTCCACTGATTGTCAACAGAGGTGTTCTTCCAAACAAGAATTGGAAACCTACACCAGCAATGAATTTCAAAAGCTGAGTCGGTCTATTTCTCCATCTAATAAAATTCTTATTATTACCAAAAAATACACTAAATTCTTTATCAGCTTCTAACGATAAATTACCCATATATTTACCATTTTCATTATCAATAAGACCATTAGGGGACAACATTAATTTCGAATCTACATATCTTTTGTTAGCCGCATCAAGTTCATCTTCTGGATCTTTCAAATTACGAACTGAATTGTTATTCAAATCCAAATCTCGATTGAAATCATACAAACTATTATTATTACTTCCAAAAATATTTATTGACACCATTTATATTACTTATTTTGCATTAAAACTTCTGAAATCTCTTAACATATTTCGGCATTGTTCATCAGACAATTCACTGTTGCATTCCACTATATAGTCCAGTTGATCCTTTAAAATACTGATCTGTTTAATCAAATTGCTCAATTTCTCATGTTTTTTTTTAAAATGGAATTTCATACTGATAGAACTAGAAATTGCCGCTGTACTTGTCACTAATCCAAGAACAATAACAGTTACTCCCAGTGGAACCAAAATAGTGATTAGCGCAGCCGATGCCACTGAAACGGTTATTAAACCACCATGGATACACTGAACCGCCCAGTTTTTAAGTTTCAAACATTTTATTTCCTTTTTCATTTCATTAATCTTACATCTCAGAAAATTTTTTAATTTCTCACTCATTTAATAAGTCTTAATATTTATCAAATCTAATACAATATCGATATATTTATCCCCGGTATTTAATCTTTTTAGAAAGTAAATGCACCATTCTCCACAATTTATTTCATTAAACTGTTGAATTTGAAACGTTGAATAGATTGTTGGCGACTTTAAATATCTTATTATTTCTTTTGTGGGTGTCAAACCGAAACTGTCAAAATAATATTTGTTTTTTCCATCTATAAACCAACAAGTCCAATGCATATTATCTTCTTTAGAAGTTTTCGAACCTAGAATTCCACATTCATGGTCGAGTGGTTTTAAGTTTTTTATCTCATCTTTCATAATAACACCTCTAAAATTTCTGAATTTCAGTTTCTCAGCTTCATTTTCTAATTGAACATTTGTCGTCATTTATTTACGGCATTTATATTTCAAACCACTTCCGGTTTTTTGTTCATTTGCGAGTCTAAATTTTGCCAGTTCTTCAGCTGCACGATTCGCTGCAACTTTTGAGTCTGCCGCCCTTGCATTTTTCACAGTCGTTGCAATTCCTGTAGATATCCCTGTTAGAGCAGCGAGTCCGGCTAGAATTGGTAGAATAGGTAGAAATCCACCAACTCTACTCTTAGAAAATGTAATATCATGAGAATTACCGTCATTCAATTTGTTTATTTCCGGTTTTGTCAGAGTCAGTGGCGCTCCAGCAGGATGCTTTTGGCTGTTATTCAATCTTAACTTTACACTTTCTCCCTTTTCACAAGCTTTAGTTAGTTTTTTTAATTGAGCATCAGTTAGTTTGAACTTCACAATTTGCACCATTTATTTACCAAGTTTTTTCATAAAATCAGATTTATTTAATTATGTACTGTTTTGTTCCATCAGACTTGAGTTTCCATATTCGATCGAAGAAAGAAACACAATATAAGTCGATTTGAGTTTCAGCAGCAGTTGGTAGAGCTGAATTGAAATTAAATTCCAATCTGACATTTGCAATTCCATTATTGATAACTTCACTCTGTTTTGAAATGTCGAACACATAAAGACGATACAAATTTCTGAAATCTTCATAACTGACCATATCATTTTCACTAAAATCATTTGTGTAACTCATTTTAAACTTTTTAAACTCATTATACCATCTTCCCATTCTATTCTCATTGAAATTATTATTATAATCCATCAGCTGATAATTGTCTCCATTGATATAAACATTGACGAAATTAACATCAATCATAGAAAGATTTCTGCCAGTTCCATTAAATATTGAGTGATTAACATTCTGAGAATCAGTTCTGGGAATCGACGTTTGGAATGCCGAGATAATGTATCGGGGTTTTTCAGTTCCAGCAGCATAATTTAGCGTCACAGAATATGTATTAACTCCGTTTAATTGATTGAAATAATCTATCTTTTTAGTCATGAATGCCAGATCAACTTCTACGCCTGACTTAATTTGTTGATATAACATTGCTGTATACTTTTCATTCGGAGTAATTTTAGGCATATACCACCTCATTAAATTCAATTGAACTTTACCTTTTGTTCCTAGGAAACCTGATTTGAAAATTGCATAGTCGTCATTTTGTCTGTTCAATTGTAATTCATGTTTGCAATTATACATTACTTTGCTATAGTTTTCGCAAAAATTGAATAAATGCTCCAATGGAATTCTTAATGAGAAACTTCCAGCTTGATTATCCATCATTACATTAGAAAGTGGATTAAAAACAAAATTTTTACGTTTAATGAACCCTGTATTTCTTTTCAGGCCTGAATAATCTCTATTTGTTATTGTATTATTGATAATAGTTAAAAGTGTTAGTAATCCAGTCTGCATCCCAACAGCTGAAGAATTTGGGAATATATTTGCATTTGGAAGTAAAATTGGCATAGAATCTATAGCTGAATTAATGTGAGATACTATATTTTTCGCTCCAATCATCAATTCTGCAGGAGTTGGACTAGCAGCAGCACATGGTAATTCAAGATTTGTCAAATCTGCAACAGCTGTACTATTTACGGCATTGAAAGTTGAAATTATCAGTAAAAAGGCAGCTCTATATTCGGCCGCCGTAGGATTCGCTGCAGCTGTAGCAAATGAACTTGATGGAATACCAACAGGATAATAAATTACATCAGTTCTAACAGATAAACCGTCGAAATTGTCAATCATCCAACCCATATCTGCTGCATTCCAGTAGTTTGGTTTAGTTAGTAAATGTTTAATTGTAGTACATTGACCTGGATAATTGAATGACTCAACCTCAATATCGTTTATTGTGTATCTCAAAGTGTTATAAAGATATGGAAAAAAGTTACTCGTCAATGCAATATCCGGCCAATTTCCAGTAATATCTTTCGTAAATTGAGTTCCATCAGCTTGTAGAAGTTTTCCTTCGACATATAAATAACTTCTTGATGGTAATAACCAGTCATCTGTAGGATTAATTGTAATAAAAGTTTGAGTGAGAGCATTAAGATCAGTTCCAATTCTTGGATCTTGAGATAAATAAACAATTTTAGAAACTGAACTATCAAACTCAAACGGTTCAGTAATGTTGAGATATTCTTCAGATATTTCCGCCATTTATGTATTAGGAAATTTATAAAATTTGGAAACCATTTCCATACTTTATTTCCGAAGCAGCTTTTCTAGCATTTTCTTGATCTTTAGAAACTGTTAATTTTTGTGGTAGATTTAATCTGATTACCAATCCTCTACCATGAATGTATTTTTTTCTCGTTGAAGTTTTTCTGTGTACTATCATTTAATTATGCATTATTTTAAGAAATTTGATTCATTTTATTTTTCTCAAATGAAAACGAATAGTTAATGTTTCTCCTCTGAAATTCAATGGATTATAACTTTGATCTGTCAGCCAAACAGTAATATTATTAATTTGAGTCTTATTAACAGGTAAATATATAGGATTTTCTACATTCCGAACAATTTTATAACCTGGAGCAACATTTGGAAAGAATGAGTAAATTACAGGAGCCAAAACTCCATTATTATAAGAATTATTTATCAAATCACAATTGATAAACACGGTATTAACAGTTAGAATATTGACAATATGATCACCGGGAAAATATTTATCCCCACTTCCTCCAACTATTCTAGGTTCAAAACCTAAAATTGACCTAATACTGCTAGGTTGAGTGAAATCTATTCTGAATTGAGGTTTTAATTTGAAAACAGCTTTTAATGTTGCATCATTTCTTTCTAACGACATTCCATTATACGCTTCTTCTCCAACTTGTCTTCTAATTTCACTCGCTATGTTTGTAATTTCATAACTTCCAGTAGGAATTTTAACTATTTTTGACTCTGCAGAAGGTTCATCTTTGTATGCAAACACATTATTCACACCATCAGTTATGTTGGGGAAAGAATAAAATGTCTCAAGAGATATTACAGCAACTTCATAATCCAGTGAATTCAAAACTATTGGAGTAACGAAATTCTGAGTGTGGTATGCAGTATTTTTATTTTGTTCATAAATTGAATCCCAACTTATTGTAAAGACAAATGAATTATTCTCAATTTGAGTTGTTAATTTACTTTCGATAGATTTGAGAAGTTCAGTTATTGTTTCCATTTAATTACGAAATTGTTTTGTAAATTCTTTTTGATTGTTCGATAGTTAATGTACCATTTCTTCTCAATTGATCGACAACTGCATTCAGTTCATTATAAACATTCTTATTTCCAGATTTGTATGATCCTATAAGTCTGAACAATTCGTGGATTAATTCTTGTTTTCCACTCGGCAAAAACCTCACACCAGTTCCTTTTTTAGTTTTCTTGGCACTTTTGAGTTTTTTATATAAGTCAGGATCAGCAATTTTTATTTGTCGCCAAGGATTAGTGCTGAAGTTTATGTCTTGACTTTGTTCCACATATCTTAATAAGAAGTTTGAAATTTTTTTATCAGTTAGATAGTGCTTCATATCTTCAGTTCTTTTAGCATCTGCTAGCAACAAAAGATAGTCTAATTTTTCAGAATCACTTGTAGTTTCATCATAACTTTCAGCATCTTCATCAACAACTTCTGGTTCTGTTTTGGTATCTAGAAGTGACTTAATTTGATTTAAAGAGTTCACTATATCAGGAAAGTTCTTCAATGTGTCATCTATTTTTTGTTGACTTTCATTCGAAAGTTTACTTAGATGAGTAATTATATCATCTTTTGCTTTTGTTTGAGATGTAGTTACAGGTTGATATCTCAGTGTTAAATCCTGTTTTAACCCCTGATCTTGGAGATTTTGTTGAGTAAACTTATTTTTTATTTCTCTTTTGAGGTCTGCTACTTTCAGAAGATTACTGACATATTCTTCAGATGTCATTTAATAATGATATTTTACATGAAACTAAAACTTTGTCTTTTGCAGTTCTTCTGTATAAAATGAACCTAAAATTGGTTCTTCATTCAGATCTTTTATTTTATAAGTTATTGGACTTGTTTTATTGACAGTCTCAACCACAAATATTTCTTTTGTCCATTTCGGGGTGTAACCTTTTTCAAAGATAGTCTTGTATTTCTGGATTCTGACTCGGTCTCCAACCTTGAATTTTGGCTTACTTTTTGTTGGTTTTATATCGGAATACAGATTATTTAGAACTTTATCTTTATTTTGTGGATCAGATGCTTCAAATGGCGACATTTTAATCGATGTATGAAACTTATTATTGTATTCATTCAACAATTTTTGCAAAACATCTATATATTTTGTTGTTTGGTTTGTAGTCATATGTTTTTGTATCATTTCGCCCAATGTTCTGTTGAATCTTTCGATAACTACGGCCTTCCCTTCATTAAAAACATGATATAATTCAATATTATTTTCACTGAGAAATTTCTTAAATTTAAAACTAATGAATTCAGAACCTTGATCTGTCCACAGTTTGTTTGGTTTTTTTGTTTTAAAAAGTGATTGAAATGCCTTAATAACTACCTCAGCATTCTTAGATTTAAGTGGAATTGTGTATGCATATTTTGAAAATAAATCTATTACAGTCAATAAATATTTAACTCCGTTGTTTTGTTTAGAAAAACTTTGCATATCTTTTAAATCAGCAGACCAAATATCATCGATATTGAAAACAAAAACTCGACGTCTTTTGAATTTAGTTCTAATCGGTTTTAACAGTTCTTCGGCTTCAGCTGGATCAATTCCAAGGCCTAATTTATGTTTCATCCAAATTATCGGTTTAACTATTGCATAATCTATTTTTTCTCTGATTCCCTTAGTTTTAATCGAATTTAGTTCATCTAACATAACTTTATCTGCTTCTTGTCGAGTTCCATGTCCTTTATCAGCTTCTCTGTAATTTATATCATGATGCATTGCAATTCTATCAATTTGATTATATGGTAGAAATTCTGGTAATGGATTATCATTTTTATCTAATCTTTTGTCTAATTCAGTGAAAGGCTTTTCACACTGCAACTTTCATCGCAGAATAGACTGTACTTTTATGCAATCATCAAATCCGACCAAGATTTTCATGCATACCACCATGCAGTCGTTGAACTATTTCCAAAATGCACTAGTCAATAACGTGTTTAGGAAAGTAGCTGCGGATTGTCCAATCTTCAATCTTTTTACCATTGGATACGACAATTAATCGTGTTCCCCAATAAAGTTTCCAATATTGGGTGGTAATTGAAGCTCTCAGGAGTTTCCCGCATCAGGTGGTTGCAGCTAGTTCTTTTCAAACTAACTTAGGCCATTCGACCTGTATAATTATGTTTTGGTAAATGAATATTTTTAAGTGGAATTCCAATTTTTTTTGCAACTTTTGATAACGTGGAAACAATATCACCTCCAGAATAAGTTGTTTGCATTTGATTTATTAGTTTAATTGTTATTAAAATTGTTTAACAGCTCTCTTGGAGTTCAATAAATTTTTAGGATTTTCACGATCAATCCATTTCTGTTCCATAGTTTTCAATTCTAAAATCTTATCAACAATTCTATGCTCAAGAAGTTTCATTCTGAAATGCTGTCTTCCAATATATTTCATATGATTATACAACTCAGAATTTTCACCAATATTATATGAATACATGTGATCTCCAAGCCTCTTCACTAATGTTTTATTTGTTGATCCAATATATACCATTTCATCAACTATATTATATAACTTATAAACTCTACCAAATATAACTTCGTCTTCTATTGGAATAACACCTGTAGAGCGTTTGGCCATTTACTTGCTATTTTGTATCTAAGGACTTTTATTTAAGATCGTTTTCATCAAATGGTTTAATAGTTTTCTGAAGTTCAGATAATTTGTTCAGAAGTTGGTCATATTCTTCTTGAGAAACAGTCTTATTCTTTTCATTTTTGATAAATCTGTTCTTTTTCTTTGAACATATAGCACATGTTGCCTTGACAACTAATCTAGGTTTTCCTCTAGATGTAATTTGTTCTTCTCTTTCCTCAACATTCTCAGTATGGGATCTGCACTTTATGCAATATATGGGATTCATATTTATTAGTAGTAATATTGATTAAAACTTAATTTAGTATAACTTTTCGTGAGAATCCTGGAATGGTGATTTTAGAGTCAACATATTCAATTTTGAACTTTTTAGTTGGTTTACGTGAAGTAATATAATCGTTTAGAAACATATTAGACCAAAATCTGATTCTTTCTTTAGATTCATGTTCAGCTGTAACTAAATAATTAACTCCATAATTTGACTTTGTTGGTTCATAACATTCAATTGTATAGAATCCAGGAATGAGATCTCTTGTTTTTTTTATTGCTTCCATTTATATTGGCTAAATTATATGAAACTTAATTCAAGTTGACTTCTATACTTATCATCGTTGTCACGACTCAAATCAATTACTAAGAATCCATGTTTTTTTCTCCATGTTTCCTTACAAAACTCTTTGAATTGTTTAATTTCCATATCAACAGATGCAAAATTTCTATGCAATTGTTCTACAACTAGTGGTGATGACTTAAAGAATATCATGAAGTTTGAATTAGATCTAATTGTATATAATGGTAATTTGGTGTAATTTTGACTTAAATATATACAATCACAGTTAGCTGACCTACCTCGAGTGTAATAATTTTCAGCTGTATTTTGTTTTCTATCTGTCATAATGTCATCAAATATCATTAAATTTCTAACTGTTTTATCTAAATCTTTTGGATCAGGTATTTCATTTGGATTATCATGAAATTCAGTTTCAATGTTTGTACCTTCAGTTTCATTCAATTCTGCTAATACTTGGGCGACCTCATGCAATTCAGTGTTATTTTTTCTCAAAATTGTATCGGAATTCATAAGTTTTATTATGTCAGTTTTTGGTAAATTATGTTCTAATCCTGCTTTCAGAACTTGATATTCAGGTTGATAAAGTGATTTTGCGAAAACATAAAGCTTGTCATAGTTCAATAAACCTGGTTCTAATAACATTCTCATCAACAATGCAGTTTTTCCTGCTCCACTTGCCCCAACTAATAACATTCTGAAATTAGGTGGAAAACAATCGTTATGAACTTTATTTTCAGTTGATCTGTAGAAATACGCCATATTTATTATATAAATTATTACATTAATCTTTATTTACACTATGAACAGTTCAACACTAAAAACCATACGGAATTGAATCGATGTAATCATCATTAAATTTAACAACAATTCTCTTGTCAAATTTGAAGTTCCACTGTTTGACCATATGTTTTGTAAATATTTCAGTGTTTTTTATCATAAACTGGTCGTAATTGATGTTAACTGAATTTACTTGTCCATTAATTAGTTTTGTTCTTTCTTCAAATGTCATTTTCGCTTCTGTTTCCGCATTTACTCTAAATCCTTTGCATTTCCCTTTTATTTCTCCATTATTTAAAATGTATCCGTAATCTTTCGGTTGAGCACAATTCCAATAAGTAATATTATTTCCGTTTAACTCATCAGTCCATTGACCAAGACTGTCTCCAAGAAATGGTGCAACTATTTGTTTTGTTTCTTCATTTTCAATGTAAACTATGGAATCTGTGTCGCAATAACACACATTTTGATTTAGTTTGTCCATCATATCATATAATCTCAGTCTTGCATGCGAAGTTGTGAAACAAGCTACATAAATGTTCGTATTAAAACTTGCTTTTAAACATTCATTTTTTTCCTGATAAGTAACATAAATTAGTTCATTTTGGCCTTCAATGAATGCAACTGTAAGGTTCTCAATATTTTTGTTCAAAACAACTTTGTAGAATTTTTCGATGTTATCAATGTATTCACGTCGAGTTATCTTAGAATTTTGTCCAAATTTTCCCCATAATGAATTTAAACAAATTTTTGCTATGAAACGTAATCCAGGATTTGGTTTTAAATCTCCTAACTCAATTCCTAATTGTTGAGCTTTTTTTCGATATTCTTCTTCTGAACTATTGAACGGTGAAGTTTCTAGTTTAATTTTCATGAACTTTTTAATGTAATTTCTCCATAAATCAGTTGATTTGTTCTCAAAATGCTGAACTTCATAAATATCCATTATTTTGTATCCTTTTTCAAGTGCTTTTTTTATTTCACTAGTTGTCCACAATCCTGTTATCGCTCTTTCCGCATCAGAATGGTAACATTTTGAACTTTTGAACTCATAACAAGCATTACAGGTGTTTTTTAATGTATTATTCACTGTTTTACATTCTAAACAGTTGTCAATTTTGCAATTTTCAGTGCATTTTACATGTTTGTGGTGACTGCATTTCACTTCACATTTTTCCATGCACTTTTTACATAATCCGAACATTAATTTGTGAGCGTCAATCGTCTTTTGTTTATATGGAAGTACTGGAATGTATAATCCTTTTGGCGGCAACATTTTGCAATGCATCAATCCAAACCAGTTTTCATCATAGTAAAATTCGTCAACTCCGAGGCGGTTTTTTCGTTTTGGCTTCACAATTTTTTTTGGATGGCCAACTGGATACTCGTCATAATACATAACAGTTGGATAAAGTGAACAAACATCAATATATTTTCCTG